TGGCGACGGTGGCGCCGTACGCCGTCCCGGTCGCGGTCGCCGTCGACGGCCCGGGAGCGACCCGGCCGGTGGCGCTCTGTGCGGCCCCCTGAGCGCTTGGGACGGTGGGGGTAGGGCCGACTACCCCGGCCGCCGTCTGCGCCGCTCCTAGGCCCGTTGCGGGCCCTGGCACGGGACGGATCGAGCGAGCCGGGTCGAGCGCCGCGCCGGTCGCGGCGGCCGGTGCTGCCTGAGCACTCGTGCCGCCACTCGTGGTGACCGTGGGATTGGCCGCCACCCCGGCGCCGGTGGCCGTCCCGGCCGGGGCCGACGAAGCACCCGAGACAGTGACGCTGGCGTTGCTGGCGGCCCCGGCGCCGGTGGCCGTCGACGGCCCGGCCGCCACCCCTCGGGCCGGGTCCTGCGCGGTGCCGGTCGCGGTCGCCGTCCCGGCCGGTGCACTGGTGGCGTTGGCCGCCGTGACCGTGGCGTTGAATGCCGTAGCGGTCGCGGTGGCCGATTGGTTGCCAGCCGCAACGGTGCGGGTCGGGTCGTTGGCCGTGCCGGTGCCGGTCGCCGTCCCGACGCCGGGGGCCAGGGTGCGGATCGCACTGCTGACGGCGCCGGTGCCGGTGGCTGGCTGGCTGCCGGTGCCGACCGACCGGCCAGGAGTGTTCGCAATACCCGTCGCGCTGGCGGCCTGGTTGCCTAGCGCAACGGTGCCGGTCGCGCCGTTGGCGGTGCCGGTCGCGGTCGCGCACTCCGCATTGGCGCTGGTCCCAGCGACCGGTTCGGCCGGAAGCTCGATCAGCGAGACAAGGTTGTTGGCACTGCTGACACCGACGGCCGACGCGCCGGTCGTGTAGTTGCCTGCCGCAACCGACTCTTGAAAGCCGACGACATCACAGTCGGTGTCTTCGATCTCTGCCCAGCCGGTAGGCACGGTGTGCCCGGCGCTGGTGGTTTCCGAGGTGCCATGCCAGTGCAGCGCCGACCCCTCGGCCACCGAGTTGAGTGTCACGGTGGGGAAGTTGCTGCCGCTGTTGGTGGCGTTGGTCTTGGGCATCGTCGTGAGATCAATGTCCCGGTCCACGCCGCGATACGCCGTCGCGTCGGCGGTGGTCCACATCGCCGTCGACCACGTGAACGAATAGGTGCCGGTGTCCGCGTTGGTCAACCGCTTGGCGAACCGTTCCATCCGTTGCTTGCTATCGGCCCCTAACACTGAACCCAAGCTGACGAATCCGCTCGGTGCCGTGATCGCCGGATTGATCGCCGGGTCGGCCCACCGCGAGATCTCGACAATCACCACATCGGCCGTGGTGACACCGGCCGGGACGGCCGGGGCCCGGCTACTGGTGTTGGCCGTGTTGCCGGTGGTTGTGGAGTCCACCTTGATCACGTCGCCGGTCGGTGCCGGTGGCGCCGGTGGCACTGCCGCAACTGTTTCGGTGAAGGCGATGCGGGCCTGCCCCTGCACACCGACGGCGCCATTCACCCAGAATTCCCCGTAGCCACCCGACGCCATGCTGCCGGTACCGCCCTGGCCGACAGCATCGTCAATCCACAGGGTGATCCGTAGCCGGTCACCGTCCACCAGTGTGGTATCGGTGACGTTGCCTGCCGTGACAGAGATGGTGTCGCTGGCACCCCCGGCCGTGGTGCCCATCTCCAGCGCGCCATGGTTGGTGCCCTCGGCAACGACCGTACTCAGGACCGAGCCGTCACCGGAGCATCGCTCGATCCGGATCGTCGGCCCGATGTTGTTGGCGGTGGCGTTCTCCCGTGTCCACAGGGAACACGTGATGGCACCGGCGACGGTGACGGCGGCCAGCGGCTCGGTGTACCACGACACGGCGGTGCCGTCGGTTCCGGCCGTCGCACTGTCGGTGATCTGCAACGGCGCCGTCGGGCCGGTGACCGAGTTCTTGTTGACGTGCCGTGCGGACGCGCCAGCCGAAAAGGCCGCTTTCCATTTGGTACCGGACCCGACGGTGACAGCGCCGTCGGCGGCGGTCGAGGTCAGGAAGACATCTGTCATCTCACCCGACCCCCTCGGCCGTTGCCTCTGGCAACCTCACTCAGACCGTGATGCGGAAGAGTCCGTTAGCGTGCCAGACCACGGTGAAGGTTCCGTTGGTGACCGAGTTGGCGCCGCCGAAATAGTTGAAGCAGATCCCCGGTTTACCGGCGAGCGTGTCGTCATAGACCAGGCAGCCGTGCGCCGTCGAAATGTCGGCCGTCGCCCCCGATGCCGTGTCGGTGCCGTCCCACATCACGATGCCCCCGGCAACGTTCGAGATCGCGGGTGACGCGAGGGACACACCGGCCGCTGGCCAGTCGGTACCGCCACCGGTCGAGTCGATCACTTCGTTCGCCGTGACCCATTGGCTTGAACCTTCGTTGTATCCGGTCAGGGCCGAGTCACGATCCGGGGTAATCGAGTTGTTGTACAGGGCAACCTTGAACGTGTCGACACCAGTGCCGCTCAAGTCATAGGCCACCGCGTTGGCCACCGCATCGGTGACGAATTCACGGAAGATCCGCGAGTCTGACCACGTCATGTCATTTCTCCGTTTCCGATTGCCGTCGGCGCCAACACCGCACAGTCCTGGCCGTCGTCGCGTGTCGTCACCACCGACATCACCGGCCGACCCTCGCCGTCCGTCTGTACCTGTTCGGTTCCTACGTAGTCGCCTCGCTCGACCGCTTCCACCTTGGCTCTGGTGCCAGCGGCAACGAACGGCGCCGACAGTCCGCGCAACCCCTTGCAGGCATGGAACGGGGTATGGGGCCGCGTCTCGTGGGTGACGTGGGTGGCCTCACAGTTGGGGCACACCCAATGATGCTCGGGCGTGAGCAAGGGAATCACTTCGTCGCCACCGCTCGGGTGTCGGCCGGGGCGGGCTGGGAGTCAATGACCACGTCAGTGAACCCCACCTCTTCGAGCACCCGCCGTAGTTGCCATGGGCCCACATTGCCGTAGTACTCACTCGGCCGCAGAGGCCCGCCGTCCACGGCGGAATGTTCCGGTCGGCCAGGCCCGGCCATGGTGAGAATCAGCAGGCCACCAGGACGGCACGCCTTGAAGGCCGTCGCACAGATCTCGGGCCAGACCGGCGTGTGTTCGAAAAGCTCTGTCGACACAACCACGTCGTACAGCCGGTCAGGCACCCAGTCGGCCGCGTCGGCAACGATGTCGACACCTTCACCGTCGCGGATATCAAGGGCCGTCCAACTGGTTGCCTTGGGAAACAATTCCCTGATGGACCCGTTCACGTTCCGGCCACCGAGGTCGAGCACGGACACCGGCGTATCGACGGCGTGATCACGAACGAAGTTGAAGGCTTCAGGATGCATGCTCAGTCACCCGCCCTTCGAACGTCTCGCGGTCCTGCTCCGATGAGGCCTGGCCGCGCCGGTACACGTCGTCGTCCTCGGCCTTGCCCCACATCGGGTGATGGTGCTCGACAATGGAACCCATCGCCATCGCCCACGTGCCGCGTTGCTTGGCGGACAACACGATCTCATCATCGACGTACCAGTGCCGGTAACCCTCGTGGCACACCAGGCCGGGCCCGTCCCACGAGGCGCCGTGTGCGTCGACGTAGCTGCGCCGGATCAGGAGGTGGGTGGCGTGTTCCCCGGCCATCACCCGGGGGTTGCCGAGATCGTTCGTTCCGATCACGTCATACTTGCCACCGGCAACGGTCTGCGCGTGGTCGAGCCAGCCGGGGTGGAACGTCACGTCGTCGCCGGTGATGAACACCCACGGTTCCGTCGTCTGCCGGTACCCGGCATTGATGCGCTGGGCAAACGATGTGCCGTCACAGTCGAGGATCACCGCGCCTGCCGCTTTCCATGCCTGGGCCGCTTCGTCCTCACCGGGGGCCGCCACGGCGTACGCGGTCGCAAGACCTGTTGCCGCGCGCAACGACTGCATGAACTTCCCCGCGTTGGTGTGCCGCATCGCGGGCACGATGACTGCCGTTGGTTCGGTCGCCGGTGGCGCGTCGAGGGCACGCCAGAACTGTTCCTCGGAAATCCACTCAGGCTTGAAATGTGAAGTCCTAATTCCGGTGTGCACATAGACCGGGATATCCAGCGCACCGGCCCGCATGCAGAACGACAGATCCTCACCGATGCGCTGGCCGGTCGTCGGATTCTTCGCCCGTTCGTAACAGGCGCCGAACTTTTCCACGACCTGGGCCAGCACCGTGCGGTGAATGAGAATGCACGCGGCGCCGGTACCCGCACACCGCAACAGAGTATTGACCGGGTACTCCAGCCGGGACCGGAATCCCTGCTCCCCACCGTCATTGATTTCGACCCAGTCATAGACGGTTGGCACGAGGGTGGTAACCCATCCGCCCATGCCGTCGGTGGTGTGCTGTTTCTGGGCGAAACACAAGGCGCCGACAATGGGCCGCTCGACCGGGTCGGCCACCGCGAGCATCCGGTCGAGGGTGTCGGGGGCGAACCCCATATCGGTGTCCACCCACCAGAGCCATTCAACGTTGCTCTCGGCAAGGAACTGGGCAACGGCTTTGTCGCGGGCACCGGCGATGCCGTCGGCGCCGTAGCAGCGGATACCCAGCCAGCCACCGCGCATCAGTCGGCCGTCGTGGGCCATGTCCCACGAGATCAGGTTCATAACGCTTTCATGCCAGGAATGCGCGATCTCGTTCGGGTGGACATAGGCCAGCGTGACGCTGGTCTCAGTCGCTGGCACGGTGGCTGGCCCTGGTGCGCCGTTCGCCCGGCCCGGCCGTGGCTTGCTCGACCGGCGTGGTTGAGGAGATCCCGAAACTCAGGTCGTCGGTAAACAGATCCTTGTGAGCCTTCACCAACGGATCATCGGCCGACCAGTGCGACCCGGCGATCACCGTCACGTGCCCGGCAATGAACGTCTCCCGCGCAAATACAATTCTCATGCGTCGTCACCCTCAGAGTTAGGGGCCCCCGGCAACTGTGCCGGGGGCCCCGTCGATTACGTCTGGTTGAGCAAGCGGAAGCCGAGATCGTTCACACTGTTGCCGCCAATCCTGGCGTACGCGAACCAACCACGCTGCCCGGACGGCAGGTTGTTGGCAGTGTGGAACAGGTACGGCACGAGCTCTACCGTCATGCCCGCGCGGCGAGCAATGACATAGTTGCTGAAGTCACCGACCACGGCGACGTTGGAATGCACGCCGCTACTGGTCAGGTCGAACATATACGGCGTTTCGTACACGCCTTTGTTGAAGAAGATCCCGGCCCATTCTGCGGTCAGGTTTTCCGTGTAGGCATGGAACACGTTCGCCGTGCCAAGCTGCCGAACCTTGTTGTTGATTTCAACAGCCATCAGCCACGACGCGCGGCGCCGGTACTTCTGCGGAAGCTTCGCCCAGACGTTGTAAATGTCGGATGCGGCCAGCGTCCCGGCAGCAGCCAAACCAACCTCGGAGTTCGTGTTCGCGTCAAGCGCCGTGATCAGGCCGCGCGGTTCGTTCGTGCCGGAACCACGAGTGAACTTATCCAACAGCAATTCGTCGTACCCGGCGCCCAGCAGCCGTGACATTTCCTCGGCAAAGCCGGGGTAGTCCTGGCCGACTTCCACGCTGTACGGAATGAATCCGCGCGCCATGTACACCGTGACGCTTGGCTGCGCCAGCGTCGGGGAATCGTCGGAAACCTCGGTGGCTTCCTGGTCAAAGGACCAGTTCATTCCGGCCGAGCTCACGCCCTTCCATACGTTGGTCGTCACGTCGACCGTGCGCGCCAGCGAAAGAAACGGGTTGTCGGATTCCTGCGCGGTGAGAATGATGCTCGGGTCAATGAAGACCGGCACACCGAAACCACCGGTTGTGGTACCACCCTCGGCCATTGCACGGTACGACTCCCACGCCTGCACGGCGTTGCTTTCGTCGGGAGTAAGTACCGGCTGCGCATGCGTCATCATCTTGACGAAGGCGGACCGATAGTCCTCGTTCTCGGTGACAATGATGCGCCGGGCAACGTCCGTGTCGCGGCGAACCTGCCGCTCCACCGTTGCTTTCTGGTGGTCGGAAAGGTGCATCGTGGCATCGCGGGAATCCAGCACCCGCAGCGCACGATCCCTTGCCTCGGGCATCGTCAGTCGGCGGACATCACCAGCGGTGTCATCCAGTCCGTAACGAATGTTGGAGAGGGCCTGCTGTACGGCCTTGGGCTTGTCGCGGAAGATCGCGGCAATGCGTTCGTGTTTGTTGAGCTTGGCAACGATCGACGCCCGGATCTCGATCCCGGTTTCTAGCGCCGCTTCCTCGTCCTCGGTGAGATCCCGCAGTTCACCCTCATCGCTTTGGTGCAGCGATCGGAGATGCGCATCCAAAACTTCGAGGGTGTTGCGGAGCTCCTCAGGGGTTAGTCCCCTCAGGTCATCGAGGCTGCCGGGAATAAGGACGTTGCCCTCTTCCTTCTCAGCCATTCTCTTCGTTCCTCTCGCGGGCATGTGCCATCTGTTGGATGACACCAGCGGTGGCAAGGCGCAAATCCTGAAAGGCGCGCCGCCGATTAACAGGGTTTGGCACGGCACCCTTTTCCTCGGGTACAGCACCGGCATCACCGCCACCTACACCCCGTGCAGGTCGCCCGGTGAAATCTGTGAGCCGCGTCAACTCAGCGGCAATCTCTCTGACAAAGTCGTTGCGTTCGGCATCGTTCATCCGTCCGAGGATTGAGCGCACACCAACGCTGGTCGAGTCGTACGCCGGGAACACGACCGGGCCGAGTTCGTACAGCGGATTGATTTCGAGGATCGTCCGCTTCAGTCCTTCGACCCCGGCCCAGAGCAGATCATCGACCTGCTCCGATTTCAGCTTGTTGCCCTCGGCATCGAACCACTGTTCCTTGGCGACCTCGAACCGGAACGACATGCCATCGATGGCCCCACCCTCGATCGCCTGCCGGATCGGTTCCACCTTGGGGTTGTCGTACAGCCGGGCCCGGACGAACAATCCCGTGTCGTCCTCGGCAACCTCTTGCACGGAACCAATCGGGATGGTGCCGGTGGCCGGGTCGTGGCCGTGGTCGAACTGCATGACGGGTGTCTTGCTTTTCAGGGTCTTGCGGAAGGCCCCGCGTGCAATCGTTTCTTCCCATGCACCGAGCCAATCGCGGATCATCACTGGCGCGTCGAAGACGGCGGCATAGCCGGTGAGGGTCCGACCGTCGCCGACCGGCTCACTCGCACGGAATTCCGTCGCGCGGTATTCAGGCCTGTTCATTGTTGTTGCCTCCAGCATCTACTTGCTGTTGCCCGGCTGGCTGAAGCTGCACGCTGAAGAGACCCGTGTGCACCAGGAGCGACCAGTCCCGCGCACGCAACGCGAGAGTGATGGAAGTCGGTTCGTACCCGGCATCGATCAGATTCCGGATCGTCTGCGCCTCGGTCTGTGCAATGTCGGCCGCGTCCTTGCCGTCCTCGCGGAGCAACGGGATATCCGTTACGTCGAACCACAATTCGGCATCCGGTGGCACGGAAACAATGGGTGACAATGCGGCGGCCACGTCCCGCAACGCGGGATAAACCCAGGTGTCGCCGAACGTCCTGCGCGATGCACTGAAGTTCCCGGCATTCAGGGCTGACCCTTGCAGGCCCTCGCTGATCCCTAGCAGGGACGCGGGCACCCGGGACAGCACACTGATCCGGGTTTCGCCGGAACCCTGCACAGCGTGGAAATCAATGTCTTTCAGGTTGGCGCCGATGGGCCGCGCGTCGGCCCCGGCCGTCAGATACAGGGTGCGGAATGCGTTGGCGGTCCCGGCATGGTTGGCTTCGATCGCCCCAACCAACTCTTCGAATTGCGTTTTGGATTGCGCCGGAATTCCGGTGACCACCAGGTTCGGTGTGGCCGCATTCTTGAAATACATTTCTTTGTGCTCGGTGGCGGCCTTGTCCGCAAACATGTCCCGGAGCGCCGGGGTCAGCCACGACATTCCCCGGTTCGGTGTTTCCGGGTCGGGGATCGGAGTCCAGTGCGCCACGTCGCTCGCGTCGAGGCTCTCCAGTTTTCCCCACCCACCGGTCAGCCCGCCTTGCCGGTACAAGTAGCCGATCACCTTGCTATCAAGGGCTTGCACCGGATCGTCAGGTTCGAGCTCGGAGGTGTAGACGATGCCGACCCAATCCGGATTCAACAGCCGAAGCGTCGTCTTTCCCTGCTCGATTCGCCTGACCACAAAGGCATTGCCGGTCATCCCGGCGAACCATTCCATCCGCGACAGCAGATCGCCGGTCGTGCCGTTCGGCCAGGGGTTCTCCAGCGGCGCCAGCGCCGTCGTGCCAAAGATCCGGCGCGGTGCCGTCGACACCCTCTTGTTCCGCCACACGAACCGGGCTTGTGACATGACGAAGGCCCGCAGCATTTGCGCGGCAAACGCCGGTGGCACCTGACGAAGCTGACGCATGTACGCGGGCAGCGAGTTCGAAACCTGCTGAATCCCTTGTCCGTCATAGGTTCTCAGGCCGTTGAAGTAGCTGTTTCCGTTGTAGGAAAAGGACGACAGATCAGTGATCCAGTCATCCACGTTGTAACGTGTCTCGGCGGATTGTTGCTTGCGCACCCTATCGAGTAGGCCCATGGTTGCCCCTGGCATCATTCCAGCCGACCTTTACCGCTGCCCCGATCCAGGCCACCAGGAACCAAAGACCGCCGAGTCCTTTGGCCAGCAACCAACCGAGGCCGTACAGGAGGCCAGCAATCACGGTCAGAATCGTTCGCCCAAAGGTCGCCATTCTCGCTTCCTCCACAATGCGACCCATGGGAATACGTTCAAGAATGGACGCCACCGCACACCCCTAACGCCATGCGCCGAAGAATGCTTGCGGCGGTTCGATTGCCTGACTGGCCCGGTCGAGCGCCATCACGGCAGCAACGGCAAGGTCGATCTTGCGCGGGGAATTCTTCGAATCCTTGGCCAGGCGTGACCCTCGCTGATCGACTTTCAGAATGCAGTTCCCGAGGTGCCGTGCCAAACGCGGGTCACCGGACTGAGTCACCGTGCGATTGATGATCGCCTCGTAAAACCGTTGTGTGGCAGGGACCATCCGCGCCGGTGACTGCGGGAATTCCACGACCGGCAATCCCTCGTCCTCCAAGACCTGAGTGGTGCGGGCCCAACGGAACGGGTCGCACGCAATCTCCCGCACCTGCCAGCGGCGGCACGCCTGCCGGATCGCTTCCTCAACTTCGATGATCGGAACGCGCCAGTCGTTGCCTGCGGCAATCGGTCGCTCCCAGCACTGCACCACGTCGATATGTGGTGTGCCTTCGTCCGACACGACCACCAGCGCGGTCGAGTCGTTCGAGAATGATCCGTCGAAACCCAGCACCACATCGGACCCGGCCGGGATCGCACGGTC